AACGAAACGAACCAGTCGTTTCACGGAGGAAATATTCCGAACCATAACCATCTTGGTTAACACGGTTCAGAACCTTCGCGATCGCATTGATCGTAATCGTAATAGTATCAGTGAACATGGTATTGCTCCTTAGTAGCAGGATTTACGACAGCCATGATTAGCTGCCGTTAGAGTGACCTCGGCACACGCCGAGTCACCCCGATGCTACCAAGAATCGATAACTGCCTGAAACTTAATACAGGCAGCTGGACGTCTACAGGTACGTGAACGATTGAACGCCTTCTTTTCGTCGTCTCCGTGTATCCACCAGGGCTGTATTTCGCCCCGGATATACCGGTTAACGTCGAATCGCAGGTCGTCGTAGTCTGGGTCATGATCTGAACTTGACCATGAGTCGCACCAACAATGTTGCGATTAGCAATTAGGATGTCTCCTACATTGCTACACCAGTCTACCAGCCAAGACCAGGGGATAGCATTCCAAGCAGTCGATTTGTCAATCGTCAGCCCGAGTACTGCCCTTCTGGCCTGAGCTCTCAATTCAGAACTCTTCATGAATCCGGGGTCTTGTGGAAACCACTTGACAAAACCGGATATCTTACATTGAGTCACCTTGTGGTTAATCATGTGAATTGTTAATTTATCACCTGATTGCGCAATGATGTCAATGGGTCCAGCAGAATTTGAGCCGGACCAGAGTTCCCGTTTACGTTTAAGCCCACCTGCGTGTAGCCTTTCAAGCTCACGTTGTCTCTTCTCGACTTCATCGCTGAAGTTAAGAAGATTCGTCAGGTCGCTGATGAGAGGTTTCAGTGCGAATTGGTTCACCAAATTACCGGTGGCCAAACCACGTGCTGAAAACAATTTATCCCCCTCTTTCTTAAGGAGGTCCGGGATCTCTCTCAGCTCATAGATTGCAACAGGAAGGTCAACGACCGGCCTGCTAGGGTTGGTCCTCGCTAAGAGGTCCGCTGCTAGTATTGCATCTGTAGGCTTATCAGTCACAATGAGGTGCCCATATAGGGAATCAGATGGATTTCTGATCCTATCAGGCATCCAATTTTTCCATTTCCTACCGGAGATGGAGCCAGTCGTTGCCACTTCTTCAATCACCATACCGCGAACGGTTCGGTGAGTGATGTCGAGGTCATGACCGTCTCCAGCTGCTACAAGATCAGTAATAGAGTCTTGCG